ATATGATGATTTCATTAATAGTGCCCAAACTTGGGGCAATGGTAGCATGTGGCAAGAAGATTTTAGAGACTCACCTTCATCCAAATGGGAAATTAAAGATGTCAAAAGAAAACTCTACAGAGCAGTTGCAAACGTTAATGTTCTTGAGGGTATTAGGTTCTACGTTAGTTTTGCTTGTTCTTTCGCCTTTGGTGAACTCAAGCTCATGGAAGGATCAGCAAAAATTATTTCACTCATTGCAAGAGACGAAAACCAACATTTAGCAATCACTCAGAATATTCTGAATAAGTGGAAGTCAGGTGATGATCCTGAAATGAAGCAGATTATGAAGGAAGAGGAAGAGTGGACTTATCAGATGTTTAAAAATGCTGTTGATGAGGAGAAGAAGTGGGCAGAGTACTTGTTCAAAGATGGATCTATGATTGGTTTGAATGACAAACTACTCAAGAATTATGTTGAGTGGATTGCAAATCGTCGTATGAAGTCTATTGGTCTTAAACCAGTTTATGATATTTCTGCTAAAGCAAATCCACTACCTTGGACTGAGCATTGGATCTCCTCTAAAGGACTCCAGGTGGCACCACAAGAGACTGAAGTAGAGTCATATGTTGTGGGAGGCATTAAGCAGGATGTTAAAGCAGATACGTTCTCAGGATTTAAACTATGATGACACAATGGGCAATTAAGTTAATTGCTGATAATACCGTTGAATTATCTGATGATGATCTTAGGTTACTGAGATTTGGACCTCAACCTTGGTTGCCTCATGAAGTTTTAAGGTATAACCTATTAAGACTCAAAGTTAAATCTGATTAATCTTAAGACCTTCGGGTCTTTTTTTGTAGGTATATACTCGTAGGCATAAATTTTTATTGCTAAAATGTATTGATTCGCACACAAACTGTATACATAGTATAGAATTATGGAGGTTAAGATGACTCTCTCTTGTCTACATTATGGATCTACTTTTTTACAGGAGAATGAATATGCACAACTTACTATCAAAATCTCAACTAGATCAGTGGCGATCTTTTGAATCTACATTAGATGCATCGGAGGTGGAAAATCAAGCAATCAATGACTACTACGAATGTTTAATAGAGTGCGATACACTGAAACAAAACGAATGTAAACGTATATGTAGGAGAATTTTAGATTAAATATTATATCTTGAGACCCTAGGGTCTCTTTTTTTGTCTAAATATGCTAGACTATGGAAAATATGAATGGTCGATTATGAAAATCCTTGGACTTTCTTGGAACGAAGTTTTGATAGTTGCGATGTTGGGGACTACTTTGGTTTTGTTTATCTCATTACCAATCTCACAAACCAACGACAGTACATTGGGAGAAAGTATTTTTGGTCGTTCAGAACCCCAAAAGGGAAGAAACGAAAGGTCAAGCAAGAGAGTGATTGGAAGCGGTATTATGGATCTTGTCCAGAATTAAAAGAGGATATAGAAAAGATTGGTAAAGATAAATTCAAGAGAGAAATTATATCTTTACACAAAACAAAAGGAAAAACAAACTTTGAAGAGACAAGACAGTTGTTTCTTAACAATGTTCTTACAGAATCTCTTAACGGAGAACCAGCATATTACAATAGTAATATTTTAAGTAGATATTTTAGAAAGGATTATTATGGAGACGATTGATTCATACTTCAGATATTGTGCGGAGATAAGTAAAAAATCACAAATTACAGAATACAACGAACATGTTCTTCATATTAAGAATGTTTTTAAGGATCCATATAGGATGCTTAAGTTTCAATCTTTAATTAGTAAGTGGGAATCTTGTCATAATGCTAAACCTGGAATTATGTCATTGAAACTTCCCTATTGGACTGGTGAAGTTATTGCAAAAGATATGATACCAGACTTACCACAACATGATGAGTATTTGAATGAGAGTGAGTTTTATTATTTTTACTATAATAATACTGGACTTGATTCTACTACAGATGACCTTAGAAGTAATAATTGTACATTACCACATACTGACCCAGGTTCAGATAGATCAATACCTAATATGATTGGTCTTATTAATTTGAATCAAAGAGATGTTTCTACTGGTTTTTGGGAATTTGATGGATGTCTGACAGAAGATACTGATGAAATTGCTGATGAATATAATGATTATTGCAATGATATAAATGAACATAATTTTGAAGAAAAAACTAATAGTACTTTGAAAAAATTATTTGATGTTTCTTATGGATTTAATTAGGCAATCTTTTATGACTCCAAAGCATTTCATCAACCAAATATAGATAAGTATTATACAAGAGAAAACCCACGTATCATGATGAGGTTGTCATATGTTCTTGACGAGGAGGAGGATGAGTGTTATGATGACTGAGTTGAAAGGGTACTATGGAAGAGCAAGTTATCGATTGCGTTTCGGATGTTATTGATTGGGCTAACCAACGCATAGTTTCGGAAGATATTGAGTGGGAGGATGCAGCAGCATTATCCTTAGAGTTTAAAGAGTGGTTAGAAGAAGATGAAATTGATCTCTTATACCTTGACAGACTTGACTAGATGATCTATAATTTAAGAGTTGAGAAATCAACTGCGGTAACTCCCTTGGTAGTTTAGAGTTAGCGGCGATAGGAACTACCATTTGGGCTCATAGTTAAGCGGATATAACCACCGCCTTCTAAGCGGTTATCCCAGGTTCGATTCCTGGTGAGCCTGTTGCCTTTCTTCTTTTATGGGTAAATATGATTTTGGTGGACAACCACCAGTAGCAGTCAATATACTGAGACTCATTAGTGAGTTGGAAGGTTCTTCTCAAATGCTTAAATATATGGGATTTGAAGAAGATATGAATGCTATCAATGAAATGAAGAAGAGATACTATAAACTCTACTTCAAAACCAATAAGGAAGAAAAGGCAAACAATCCTCTATAGCTCAGTTGGTAGAGCACGGAGATGTTAACTCTGTTGTCCCTGGTTCGAGTCCAGGTGGAGGAGTATGCGGGTTTAGTTTAGAGGTAAAACTGAAGGTTTCCAACCTTTCGTCAGGAGTTCGATTCTCCTAACCCGCTTCATAGTAACATTACTAAATACAATCATTGTTAATTTAATTTGACCATGATATCTGTACAATGCAAGATCTGTAGAACAGAATTGTCAAGTACGTCTAAAGATCAATGCTGTGGTTGTTCAAATCAAATGGTATTGAAAGACGACAAAGTAACTGCGGTTAACTTGGGTGATGTTTTGATAACAAAAAACAATAAAAGTATTAACAATCACATCTCGTTATCAAAATCAGACTTAGAATACCAGGAGAACCGTAGACGAAGAAAGGTTCGTAAACTTGATTTTGAGGTAAGGTAGTGAGTCCTATCTACTACACAACATATCTTGTCTTGTTAATTTTCCTTACACTTGTTGTAATTGGTGGTTACGAGTCTACAATGCGGTTAGTTCATTATCTTGATCTGCAACTTAGAATGGGATTCATTAGAATTCAAATGTTTTTTATGAGACGTAGATTGAAAAAGCAACTAATTAATTCTTTCCACAAAAAAAATGGAGGTAAAAATGCCAGAAACAAAAACTTGCCCTAAGTGTGGTTCTACTTGGGTCGATGGACAGCATTATTGGAGTGGCACTGGAGCACTAGGAAATGAAGATGATCTTGCGGGACTAGTCTGCAATAAGTTAGGAAACGATGACTGTATTAATCCAAAACGTGGTTCTGAAGAAGGAATTACTTGGAACGATAGGATGGATAGTCTAAATAAAAAGCAAAATGAATTGGATCAGTGATTATGCCTAGAAGTAAAATGCAGAAGAATGATCTTGAAGCAAAAGTTTATAAACTAAAGAATGAACTTTATGATGAAACTCGACAAGATAAAGATGGTGAATGGCATGATGGTGCTCATTATACTTTAAATAGAGTTTTAGACATTCTACAAGAATATAGTAATTAATGGATTCAGATCAGGAGAGGGAGTTTTATAAGTCTTTGAGGGAAAGAATTCATCAATTACGGATGGCTCATCTCTTTGAAG